CAACGGAACACATAATGCAACAATTCTTTTATGACGAACAGATACGAAGATTCTTACTACAGTTTACAAGTATCATGAGTAACTTTCAAGTTGAGTACGGTAACGAAAATGACGGACCAAACAATGCCGCACTGTTGCGAGTTCCAGTTCGTTATGGCGACGCAAGCCGCAATGCGCAAACAGTGATTCAAAACAACTCAGCCAATTCGTTGCCATCAACACCGCTGATGACATTCTATATTAGCTCACTTGACTATGATCGTCCTAGAATGCAAGAACCTTACTTTGTAAGCAAGGTTAACGTGCGCCAACGCACTTATGATTCTACCACAGAAACTTATGAGACCACACAAGGCAATGCTTTTACAATTGAGCGATTGATGCCAGTGCCCTACAAACTAGGGATCACACTGGACATTTGGACATCAAATACCAATCAAAAGTTTCAGTTGTTAGAACAAATTTTAACGCTGTTCAACCCCAGCTTGGAAATACAAAGCACTGACAACTATCTTGACTGGACTAGTCTTAGTGTGGTCGAACTTGAAAGCACTCAGTGGAGTTCGCGCACTATACCCGTGGGAACTGACAACCCCATTGACATCTGCACTTTAAAATTTAGTTTGCCAATTTGGATCAGTTCTCCAGCCAAGGTCAAGAAACTGGGTGTGGTGGCAAGAATTATAACGTCAATGTATGATGCCCAAGGCGATTTAAATGAAGCTGTAACTAACAGTGATCTGCTACTGGGGACTAGAGCTGTGCTTACTCCTTACAACTGGGCTGTGGTGTTAATTGGCAATCAGTTACAGGTAGTGCAACAAGTTAGTCTCATACAAGAACCCAGCAATGATGCACTGACTCCAACCACAGTTATATCTGACAGTCCAGTGTTATGGCCTGCCGTGATTGATTTGTATGGAACTCTTAGGCCAGGTATCAGTCAAATTCGATTAGAACAGCGTGACGGAAGTGAAGTGATTGGTACTATTGCTTTAAATCCCAATGACAATCGTTTTTTATTGTTTGACATTGACACCGACACAGCTCCACAAAATACTTTTGATCCTGTAGATGCTGTAATCAATCCACTCACTAGTGGGCCACAACAGGGCTTGGATTCTGCACTGGATGGTCAACGATACTTGCTTACTGAAGATACTGGAAATGTTAGTAGTAACGCGGTGGCTGCGTCTTGGCAAGGGGCCAACGGACGTCCGTTAATTGCTCAGGCCAACGACATTATTCAATACACTAACAACTATTGGCAGGTAGTATTTAGAGCTGCCGGACAACCTGCAGGGCAGTATGTAACCAACATAACTACTGGTATACAGTATGAATGGAACGGTGACGCATGGGTAAAAAGTTATCAAGGGGTCTATCCCGGGGGCCAGTGGAGCATAGTGCTTTAAAAGCCGTAGGCGTTTGGTTCAAAAGCCAAAACACTGGACGATACCTATATCTCTTACGCAATGACTCAAAACACCCTGGAGCTTGGGGGCTGCCAGGTGGCAAATTAGAACCTGGCGAAACCTTGCTTGACGGTATGAAACGTGAATGTGTTGAAGAGCTTGGACTTTTTCCCATGTTTCATAGATTGATTCCACTAGAAACATTTACATCAATAGACAGTTTGTTTGAATACCATACCTGGATGTGCCTAGTGTCAGATGAATTTGTGCCCACTTTAAACGACGAACATCTTGGTTATGCATGGTTAGATACTGGACACTTTCCCAAACCCATGCATCCAGGACTGTGGAACACTGTGAATATAGAAGCAGTGCAAAACAAGATCCTGTTGGTGGAACAGGATCTTGCTGGTTAAGCCTGACTTTCTTGGAACTGAATCTGTAAGTCTGCTGTGGGGTTAACAACTGACGCTAATGCAGTAACTTGAATAGCCAGCACCTCAGGGCCGTCTGGATAAGTGCCCTGCCCAGGAATAGCACTGGTACCAATTTGCTTGACTGATGTCAGTTCCAGCAAACCAGAGTTTGTGGTTGACACCGGAATAGCAAACAGTCTTTCGCCGCCACTGAGTTCACTGACAATAGCAACCACAGTCAAGTTCAAATCGTTTGTAGGGGTTGTGCCGCCCATAGACGTTCCCAAGACCTTGAGTGTGTCGCCTACAGCATAACCAGTACCAGCTGTGGTAACAGTGATCTGTGTGTTCAAGTTTGTGTATGTTGTTGTACCGGTGGATGCCAAGGTCACTGTGATAACTGCGCCTGAACCCGAACTTGATACGTTTGTGGGTGTGATACCAGTGTAACTGGTCTGACTACCCAAACTGCGCTTGGTACCTGATTTAGAAAAACCACCAGTTGAACCAAATGTAGATCCAGTCAAACCACCTGTGGTTGCCGCAGTGTAAAGTGGTGCGACCGCAAACTGTGTAAAGCTAGGTTGGAAGCCGCCACCTAAGTTGTTTAAGCCAACCCATTCTGTGTTAGCACTGTCTAAGTTTGCAGGGTTCAAAATACCTTCAATCAAAAAGCGCGAGTTTGCCACAGGCAAGTTAATAATCAGTGAACTTAGTGTCAACTGCGCACGATTAATAAGATCTCGTACACCAAGGTTACCAATAATGCTGTTTGACACACTGGGGCTCAATCTCATAGCAAATGGTACTGACTTGTTACCAGTTGTGGCTGGCATACCATAGTTGGTACGGTTGAACGTAAACTGATAGCCTTGGTCGCCGTCAAATCCGCCGTCCATCAAAACTGCACTACCCCAGTGGTTAATCACCGGCACACAAGTATTACTGATAATAATAACACCAGTGTTATCAGGGTGACTCACTGCGGCACTGGAGGTGTAACTACGACTCTGCCCTTCGGCCCATTGTTGGAATGTTGCCGCACGAGTAACACCAGTTAAAGTATTTGCATTGTAATCAATACCAGCATACTTGATGATTTCACTTTCAATCATGCAGAATACAGGATATGCAACTGATGCCGCAGGATAGTCTGAAGCATCACGTAGGTAAATTGTTGTGTCGCTATCACTCAACACACCATTCAAGCTAGAAATTGGAGTTTCGTTTGTGGCTTCATATCGAGCAGGCAAGTTACCAGAACGCATGTAGGCTTCATTGTTGCGGTTGTTGTTGGTAATTCTATGTGCTGGCACAAAGTCACCAAACTGTCCACGAACCATGTATGTTACATAGCCGGCACCGTACCAGCTGTACTCAATTGCCAACATCTGCATCTTGCTTGGATCAATCGTGAACCCTGAAGGTCCGTTTCCGTCTATTGGGTCAACGTTGAAATCTTCTTGTCGAATACGTTGTTCAAGTCTTAGTGTCATCTTTACTCGAGTTTGGTTACTCACGCCACGGAATGGTGGAACAATAGTCATACGCTGTTGACTGAGAATACTGGTTACTGTGTGAGTCATGCCTCGTATGACCACAATGTCTCCTTGGTTGAGCTGATCTTGAAAACGACATGTACCATCGCCAGTTACCAAGTTTGATCCTGCGCCCACTGACACAAGACCAGCCAACTGGAACGTGCTGGATCTTTGAACCACGTTCAAGTGTTGCCCATCATCTTCCCAGAACAAACCGTTCTGATCGTCAAAAATACCAGCGCGAATAGCCGATCCGTGCCAACCAGTAATGTTGATACGTGGCTGTTGTCCTAGCTCAGGCGTTGTGCTACCAAGCACATATTGTGCCTGCACCACAAAAGTTAGATCACTGGTAATTGTTGTTACAACATATCCTGAGCCATTATAACCACTTGTGGTAATGCCACTCAAAGTTATTGTTGCTCCGGGGTTTAAGCCATGCTCAATGTCTGTTGTGATTGAAATGTTGCTGTTGACGTTGGTACCGTCAGCTGACAATGCTGCCACGTCAAATGTTGGCTGGAGCATGGTACCAGATGAAAACAGGATGCCTTTACCAGATTGGTAACGGAAATATTTCTTGGTTTGGCGGAATGCGCTTGCACCTCGAGTGGGCGAGCCCGGACTCATAATAACACCGCCATCAAACGGTCTTGGCAAGAATGTTGCATTGCTTCTTACGTTAATTACACCAGCAAGTGATCCTGACACTGCGGCACCAGATTTAGCTGTGTACGTAAATGTAGTGGTGCTTGGCACCGAGATCACAAAGAAACTGCCTTCTGCGTATTCTTGATTGGTACCTGAGCTTAGATTAA